CAAAGTGTTGGTAGAAGACGGCGACCACATCCGTATCGGTCAGGTTTACGCCAAGCACCTTGCTCAGTCGTTGATTGAGACCAAGGAAACTCTGGCAGCCAATGTCCTGAACAACGCATTCAACAGCTCCTATGCTGGCGGTGACGGCGTTCAGCTCAGCGCATCTAACCACCCAATCGTCAACGGAACATTCAGCAACCTGCTGGGTACTTCCGCAAACCTGTCACAGACTTCGCTTGAGCAGCAGCTCATTCAGGTTCGTCAGGCTGTTGACAACAACGGTAAGAAGATTCGCTTGCAGCCATTGAAGCTTGTTGTTGCCCCCGGCAATGTGTTCCAAGCTGAAGTTCTGTTGAAGTCGGTTCTCCGTACTGGCACAGCAAACAACGACATCAACCCAGTCAAGTCGATTGGTCTGATGCCTGAGGGCGCTGCAGTACTGAGCCGTTTGACTTCGCCTACAGCATGGTGGGTACAGACAGATGCACCAGAAGGCATGAAGCTGATGATGCGTCGTGGTCTTGAGAAGACGATGGAAGGTGATTTCGAAACCGACTCCATGCGTTACAAGGCTACAGAGCGTTACTGGATCAGTTGGACTGACCCACGCGCTATGTTCGGTACTCCCGGCGTATAAGCAAAGCGGGGTCGGGGTAAAACCTGACCCCTTTTTTTAATCCGAGTGGTTCAAGCCACAGGAGAATAAAATGGCACAATTTTCAGATGATCTGTTCCTCGGAACAGCAGAGACCTACATGGGTCTTAATTCCGCTCTTGGCAATCCTTCGCCAATGGGCTTGGGTGTTGGTCCTTTGGGTCGCATCTATGTTTGGGACAGCGTTCCTGTCGCCAAAGCAACAAACAACATCGCAACTGCAAGCGTCTACACATCGACAGTCACTCTGACTGCTGGTACAGGCACGACTTCTGTTGTCCGCACTGATGGTACGACTGTTGTTCAGCTTGATGTTCCTCGTGCTGTCGCTACAACGACTGGCGCTGGTACACCAACAAGCCGAAATGTCACCATCTCTGGCTACGATGTCCACGGTCAGCCAATGAGCGAAGTCATCGCTACTGGTACTGTCCAATCGACAACAGTCAACGGCAAGAAGGCTTTCTATCAGATCAGCAGCATCACGATCTCTGGTAGCCCTGTTGTGACCGTTGCGGTCGGCACAACCGACATCCTCGGCGCACCTGTCCGTATCACCAACGCTGGCTACATCGCTCGCTCTGGTTGGGATGGCGCATTGGCTGATGACGCAGGTACATTCGTTGCCGCTGTTACGACGACTGCTACGACAACATCTGGCGATGTTCGTGGGACATATGTTCCTTCGAGCGCACCCGATGGTGTTAAGCGCCTCGTAATGGGCATCTTGCTGCCAGCTATCGCTGTTGGTCCTCAAGCCACTCGCACTGGCGCTCTCGGTGTCACTCAAGCCTAAGGGGTAGATCATGGGTTTCAAACGCATGGCAAAGATGGACTCAACTGAGCCTTCAGTTGACGAAGTTGGTAAAGGCATGAAGAAGGGCGGCAAGGCAAAGATGGCTGATGGTGGTGTTCCTATGGGTGCTGCACCCGCAGGCGCTCTCCCAGCGGTCGCTGCGCAAGTCGCTCGTCGTCGCCCTATGACAGCTATGGAGGCATCAGCAGCTCGCCCCCGTGGTGCATCTCTGATGCGTCCTGCCGCAATGTCGCGTCCCGCCCCAGCAATTCCTGCTCAGGCAATGGGTCGTGTCAAGAACGGCGGCGCAATGAAGAAGATTGAAAAAGAAATCCGCAACGAGAAAGAAGAATTGCATCGTGTGGACGAAAAGCTCAATCGTCATGAGGCAAAGGCTGCATCTAAGGCGCACAAAGGCTTGAAGACTGGCGGCGTTATGAACGCTCAGGGTGGCTACAAGAAGGGCGGCATCGCCAAGTATAAAACTGGTGGTGTTGTCAAAGGCGGCCCTGCTGGGTTCAAAGACGGCGGTCACTGCGCCATGAGTTCGGGCGGTGAGGCTGGTTTTAAAGCGATGAACAAGAGCAAGTGCTGGTAATAAGTGGGGGCGGCTGCGGTCGCCCCGCTTCATTGAAGGATTGCCATGAAAGTACAAATAGTTTCCAAGACAGGTGTTGGTTCTAGCAGCGCCTTGGTCATGAATACCAATAGCACGCCATTTAATGTCGGTTTTGGCGTGGTTGTAAGCGGCACAGTGACTTACTCAGTGCAGCACACATTCGACGATCCTGCGACCGGATTTACGACTTGGTTCTCTCACCCAACGATTGCAGCCAAGACAGACAACCAAGACGGTAACTACGCATTTCCAGTGACTGGGATCAAGGTTCTTGTGACGGCAGGAAGCGGCACAGCAACCATGAACCTAGTGCAAGCGGGTATTGCGTAATGCCTTATGTTGGCTACACAGGCGTAGCTGACCAAGCGAACACCAGCGATGGTTTTGCTTTGCACACTAGCGCCGCCAATGTGGTCGGAGCGACTCCGGGCGACGATGTTGGCGACAACGGAGTGGTTGATCTGTATGGTGGCGCTTCTCGTACAAAATACTATATTTTGATGGAATCATCAGGCTATGTCTTGCAAGAAGACAGCAGCAAAATCGAACTGGAGAGCAACTAATGGCTGACCAAAAAATCTCCGCAATGCCATCTGCGGCAACGCTAACAGGCGCAGAGTTAGTGCCATTAGTACAAAGTGGTGCGAATGTTAGATCAACAGTAGAAAACCTGTCGTACTTCACTCGTAGCGCTTTTTCCAACTACGGCGCATTTAGTAGCTCAGTAGATCAAACTGGCAGCATCACGCAAGGCACTGCCATGACATTTGATTCCACAGATGTTGCTGATGGGGTTACGCTGGCAAGCGGTACTAGACTGACCGTTCCTGTAAATGGAACTTACAACATTCAGTTCAGCGCCCAATTTGAAAACTTTGAAAACGCACAACAGTTGGCGGTTGTTTGGTTTCGCGTTAACGGGAACGATGTAGCCAAGTCTGCAACCAACATCACTATTCCTGCTCGCAAAAACGCATCCATCTATGGTTACGGCGTAGCGGCTTGGAATATTTTCCTTGATCTGTTCTCTGGTGACTATGTTGAGATTGTTTGGTTGCCAGAAATTGCAACATTGACACTGCAAGCATTGCCTGCAAGTGTGTCGCCTGCATACCCTTCAATTCCGTCAGTCATCGCAACAGTACATCAGGTGGGATAATGCCTAGCAAATCACCAGCCCAAAAGCGCTTGATGCAAGCCGTGGCTCACAGCCCTGAGTTTGCAAAGAAGGTCGGCATTCCTACTAGCGTAGGCAAAGAGTTTGCTAAGGCTGACAAGGGCATGAAGGGCGGTGGACTGTATGCCAACATCCATGCCAAGCGTGAGCGCATTGCAGAAGGCTCAGGCGAGCGTATGCGCAAGGTTGGTAGCAAGGGCGCACCTACCGCCGAGGCTTTCAAGGAGTCTGCAAAGACTGCCAAGATGAAAGAGGGTGGTGTGTCGCTTGCTGTTGGTCGTGGTGAAAAATTATCTGTTGAGCGTGGCGCAGGGCTTACAGCCAAGGGTCGCGCAAAGTATAATCGTGAGACGGGAAGCAACCTCAAAGCTCCCCAGCCACAGGGTGGTGCACGCAAGGATTCGTTCTGCGCACGCATGAGTGGTGTAGTGAAGAATGCAAAGGGCGATGCACCTCGTGCAAAAGCCTCATTAAAGCGATGGAAATGTCCGGGGTGGTAGATGACAAACGGTTTGAATACTTCAGGAACGGTTGGTCAGACGGTCATCTCCGTCCAACAGCTCATCGATCATGGCGCACGACGCGCAGGAAAGCTTGCTGAAGAGCTGACTGTTGAGCAAGTGTCGGCTGCAAGAGACAGCCTGTACTACCTGCTCTCCTCGTTGACCAACTACGGCATCAATTACTGGTGTATTGACCGCATCATCATCGGTCTGCAGCCCGACAAGTACGAGTATTACCTGCCTGTCGGCTCAAATGACATCCTGAATGCCAACTATCGCACCCTGACAGCGGTCACAACGGGCTATAACAGCTCGTCTGGGGTCACTTCGAACGCATTCAACGGCACTGGCGATGGAATTTGTCAGTTGACCACCAACACAGGCTACATCGGCATCGCAAACGGCACGAATAATGCGGTCTATATCAGCACAGTGGGCATCTTGCCAGCCGTTTCAGGCTCTGTGACGATCACGATTGAGGCATCTGAGGATGGAAGCACATGGACGGCGATTGAGTCGCCCGGTGCGGTGACTTGGACGGCTGGAACATGGATTTATTACGAGCTAGACCCATCTGTGACTGTTCCGTACTGGAGAATCAAGCAGTCGGCTGGCGTGAACATGGGATTCTTTCAGGTCGTGTTCGGCACGATGCCAATGGCGATCCCGATGGCACGCATGAACCGTGACGATTACTCCAACTTGCCCAACCGTTCGTTCACATCCGAGCGTCCGCTGCAATTCTGGTTCGATCGCACAATCAATCAGCCGAATATGAAGGTTTGGCCCGTCCCTAACAGCATCCAGCCACAGCTCGAAATCTGGGTCAGTCGCTACATTCAGGATGTCGGTCAGCTCAATGGTCAGCTTGAGATACCTCAGCGCTGGTACATGGCTATTCAGAACGGTCTCGCACACCAGATGGCGATGGAGCTGCCCGGTGTCGATGCGGGACGCATTACATATCTTGAAGGTCAGTGGGAGAAGCACTTCGCGCTGGCTGAGGCGGAAGAGCGCGATAAGTCGCCAATCTTCTTCACCTCCAACATTTCACCGTACACGAGATAGCCGTGGCTAGGTTCCTCAACACTCTCGGAAACAGCACGCTGAGTGTGTTCATCTGCGACCGTTGCAAGATGAAAAGACCCTATGCTGACATGCGTCCTGATGGTAATATACCTGCTATCAAAGTATGCAGTGATAGTTGCTCGGATCAGTTCGATCCTTATAGGTTACCGCCAAGGCAGCCAGAGAAGATCACGATCAGATTCCCTCGTCCAGACTTGGATATTGCGGAGAATCACGATGCGATTATCACAGAGACACAAGGAAATAGTCCCATATCTCCTGAGCAAGGTAATACGCCAAATAACGGCAACCTCAACAACTTGAGCCCTTGATATGGCAGACATCCGAATCTCGCAATTACCTACAGCACCGAACCCAATTAGCGGTACGGAGCTTGTTCCTGTTGTTCAGAATGGCTTGACGGTTCAGACGACCGTCTCTGCGATCACCTCCAGCCCTAACCTCAATTACACATTCCTTACGGTTGGTCAACAAACCAACCTGCCAAGCAGCCGATACTTCTCGACTGGCACAGGATTGGGAATTACTGACGGTGGTGCGCTTGGCGCTTACACCATCGCGCTGAACGGAACATCTGGATCGCTTGAGACGGCATCGACTGGCGTGATCGTCAAGAGCGCCGCCAACACAATCTCTGCACGCACGCTCAGCACAAGCGGCAACGGTGTGTCCGTCACCAACGGCGACGGCGTGTCGGGCAACCCAACATTCCAACTGACAGGCTTGGCAGCGGCTCTTGCAAACATGAGCGGTACGGGTCTGATCGGATTGAACAGCACGACGCTCACACCATTGACGCTGATCGGTGATTCGAACGAGATCACTATCGCCAATGGTAATGGCGCAAGCGGCAACCCAACGATCGGTATCGCAGACAATGCGGTGTTCCCCGGTACGGCTGGTGTAACTGTCCCCAACGGCACAACAGCCGAGCGTGGCGCTACGCAGGGTCAGATTCGCTACAACACGACAAACAACCGATTCGAAGGCAATTACAGCACTGGCTGGCAGACATTTGGTACTGGCGACGGCGCAATCACCTCGGTTGCAGGAACAACCAACCAGATCGTTGTATCAACGGTCGGTGGTGCGGCGACGGTGTCTATTGATCCCGATCCAGTGATTCCGGGTGTCGGCGCAATTCAAATCCCATCAGGCGCTACGGGGGATCGCCCCGGCGGTGTGAACGGTCAATTACGCTACAACACATCAACCGCATTGTTTGAGGGTTATGCAAACGGCGCATGGGGATCGATCGTTACAGGTACAGGTGTTACCTCCATCTCTACTGGAACGGGTCTCACGGGTGGCCCTATCACCTCCACAGGCACGATTTCGATTGCCAATACAGGTGCTGTTGCTGGCTCTTACGGTACAGCGGCTCGTACAGTTACTCAATCAGTCAATGCTCAGGGTCAGATCACATCGATCGTTGATCAACCAATTGACGGCATTGCGCTGACGACTGGATCGATCAGCACGACCCCATCGACCGCAAACGATCTGGTCAACAAGAGCTATGTTGACGGCTTAGTATCGACTGGCTTGGTATATCACCAGCCTGTTCAGGCGGCGACCACAGGCACGCTCGCATCAATCACTGGTGGCACGGTCACATACAACAACGGCCAGGCTGGTGTTGGTGCGACACTTACTCTGTCGGTTGCGCTGACCACATTAGATGGCTACACACTCCTGAACACCAACCGAATCTTGGTCAAGGATGAGGCTAATCAGGCGCACAACGGTATCTACACTTGGGCAACAGGTGGCACGGTACTGACCCGTGCAACGGATGCTGACACATACGGCACATCGCCTAACCAACTCAGCCAGAACGATTACTTCTTCGTTCAGAACGGCACGGTCAATAAAGGCATTGCTTATGTTGTCAGCACCATTGGCACGATCACATTCGGCACGACAGCGATTACCTTTGCAGAATTCAGCACCTCGCAGGTTTATACCGCAGGGACTGGTCTTACCCTTACTGGCACGCAATTCAGCCTCACAGCGCCCGTTACGGCAGCTCTAGGCGGCACAGGACAGTCTTCGTACACTACGGGTGACTTGCTGTTTGCAAGCGGATCGACGGCGCTTTCTAAGCTTGCGCTCGGAACAACTAATTATGTTCTGACCGCAGGTGCAACAGCGCCACAGTATGTTGCCCAGTCTACGCTGTCGGTTGGTTCAGCAACGACCGCGACAACATCTACAAACATTGCAGGTGGTGCGTCTGGATCGATTCCGTATCAGACAGGCTCTGGTGCGACATCATTGCTTGCTGTTGGCACAAACGGTTACCTCCTCACAGTATCTGGCGGATTGCCCTCATGGCAACCAGCCCCTGCTACAGGCGTGACATCATTTCAGACATCATTGTCGGGGCTTACACCATCCACATCCACAACGGGTGCGGTGACGCTTGCGGGCACATTGGATGCGTCAAGCGGCGGTACAGGTCAATCTTCGTACACGACTGGTGATTTGCTCTACGCTAGTGGATCGACCGCAATATCCAAGCTTGGTGTCGGTACGAATGGATACATTCTGACCGTATCTGGTGGGTTACCTTCTTGGCAACCAGCGCCAGCTACTGGCGTGACATCGTTCTCCGCTGGCACAACAGGATTTACTCCTAGCACAGGAACGACTGGTGCAGTGACTCTTGCAGGAACGCTGGCAACAACCAACGGCGGCACAGGTCTTACATCATTTACATCAGGTGGCGCGGTATATGCCACATCAACATCAGCACTGACGACTGGCACATTGCCAATTTCATCTGGTGGCACAAATGGCGCAGCTCTACCAACAGCAGGTACTGTTGCTTATGGTGATGGATCAGCTTATGCATTTACTTCAGTAGGAACCGCAGGTCAAGTATTGCAGTCAAATGGTTCTAGTGCGCCTACTTGGGTGACACCTGCTGGCGGTGTAACGCTATCCAATGACACATCCACATCATCAAACCTGTACCCAACATTTGCATCAGCGACATCGGGGTCAGTCTCCACGATCTATACAGGCAATGCAAACTTGCTATATAAGCCGAGCACAGGTGAGATGCAGTCGCAGGCAATGGTGTCGATTAACGGATTGACGGTGAATAATGCAACGGTAAACACTAGTTACACAATTCCGTCTGGTTATAACGCCATCAGCGCTGGGCCAGTCACTGTTGCATCTGGTGTTACTGTCACCGTGCCTTCAGGGTCAGTCTGGGCGATCGTTTAAGGATAAATCATGGCACAAGCAGGCTTCACCCCCATCGTCCCCTACCACAGCACCACATCTGGCAATACCCCGTCAGCGGGAAATATGCAGACAGGTGAGATTGCGCTCAACGCTACTGACCGTGTGATCTACACCAAAGACGGCACAGGTCTAGTGGTCGCAATTGGTAGTGGCGCAACAGGCGGCGGCGGCGATCAGATTTTCGTGCAGAACGGTCAGACTGTGACGACGAACTATACGATACCGACAAACTTTAATGCGATGAGTACGGGACCAATTACTATCAACTCCGGTGTGGTTGTGACGATTCCCTCTGGTTCTGTCTGGGCGATTATCTAATGGGCTTACGACTAAAAGCATTTGCGCTAGGTACGGTTGAGGTCAACCCTGTTGACACAGCGTCAAACGTGTCTGTCAACGTGCAAGCTGCAAACGGCGTGTTGTCCTACGCTGATTCGTCTACAGGCGGGTTGTTTTTGCCCACAGGCACGACAGCGCAAAGACCTGCATCACCAGCGACAGGGCAAATGAGATTTAACACCACGACAGGTAGCGTCGAGGTTTACAACGGGACTTCTTGGGGCTAATTATGGCTGGAAATATTAAGTTAAACGCACCGTCAGGCGGTTCAGTCACAATCAACGCTGTAGACACCGCATCAAACTTTACGATGAGCGTTCCAGCGGCTGCTGGTGTACTGATTAACGCTGATTCTGCTACTGGTGCGGCTCAGATTCCTGTTGGCACGACTGCACAGCGTCCTGCAAGCCCTGTAACGGGACAATTGCGGTACAACACTACAACAAACGGAACAGAAGTCTATAACGGTACGGGATGGATTGGGCTTGCTGGGTCATATTCACAAGTTTTGATTGTTGCAGGCGGTGGAGGTGGCGGCGGCGCTGGTACATCAGCTAGCACCTACGGTGGGCAAGGTGGTGGCGGTGCTGGTGGGGCAATTTTTTCATTATTAAATTTAAGTTCTGGCGTAACTTATTCTGCTGTTGTAGGCGCTGGTGGTTCAGGCGGTGCTTCAGGTGGAAATAATAACGGCGGTCAAGGTTCAACTTCTAGTTTTGCAGGTATTTCTTGTTCTGGTGGTGGATATGGTGCTGCTTGGACGGGCGGGGTTAGTCCGGGCGCAAACGGCGGTTCTGGTGGTGGTGCAGCAGCATCTGGTACGGTTGCAACAGCGGCAACAGGAATTACAGGACAAGGAAATAATGGGGGCGTTAACACAACAAATGGTGGTGGTGGCGGCGGCGGGGCAAGTGCTATTGGTGGTAATTG